AACGACAACCTGGACATTGGAGCGCTTGAGGAATTCCTGCGCCAATCATTCAACGCAATGTTCACCTACACCAAGCCAGGCGCTTGTTGGTATGTGGCTGCCCCTTCGGGGAACTTGTTCCAGGCGTTCAGCATTCCTTTAAGCGAACTTGAGGTTTGGCGGCACACGCTTGTGTGGGTGAAGGATGCCTTGGTTATGGGCCGAGCCGACTACCACTACCGACACGAGAGCATTTTCTATGGTTGGACCCCAGGGGCAGCGCACCAAGAACCGCCTGACCGCAAGCAGGACTCCGTGTGGGAAGTTCCAAGACCGCGTTCCAACAAGGAACACCCAACGATGAAGCCAATCGAATTAATTACACGCGCAATCAATAACTCCTCAAGAGCAAACGACTTAGTCTTGGACCCATTCGCGGGGAGTGGGTCCACCCTTATTGCTGCCGAACAGACAAGACGGCGTGCCAGGGTGATGGAGATTGACCCGAAGTACTGCGATGTAATTATTGCAAGGTACGAACGCATCACGGGTAACAAGGCCGAACTTTTGCCAGGAACTTGAGCAAAAGATGCAGGAACCTGAGCAAAACATTACACCCGAGGAGAAGGCGGCAGAACTTGAGGCCAAAGAAGCCAAGGTCCTGGACCTTCGGAGAGCGGGTTTTACTTTCCAACGAATAGCCGAAGAGGTCGGTTACGCAACACCGTCAGGTGCGCAGCGTGCGTTGGAACGGATTATGTCGCGCAACATCCCACAGGCTCCTGAAGAGTTTCGCTGGCAAGAGTTAGATCGCTTGGACCGTATGCAGGTGGCGCTGTGGCCTAGGGCGATGAAAGGTGACGACAAGGCAATCAACACGATTGTTCGTTTGATGGAAAGAAGGGCAAGATTGGTGGGCATAGATGCCCCACAACGCATCCAAGCAGAGGTGGTGAATTATGACGGAACTCGAGACATTGATGGAGACATCGAACGCATCGTCAATCTCATCCGAGGAGTGGATAGCAGCGAGCCGCTGGAAGTGGAAAGTGGAACAAGCGAGAGCGGAACAGTTGCCCCCATCGGGGAATTGGAAGACTTGGCTTTACATGGCGGGGCGCGGAGCGGGCAAGACGAGGACAGCAGCGGAGTGGCTGGCGTGGGAAGCGATACGCCAACCGATGACACGCTGGGCGATAGTAGCCCCGACCTTCGGTGACGCTAGAGATACCTGCGCAGAGGGCCAGTCGGGAATTCTAGGCGTTCTGCGTAGATACCGAATGCTTAAAACCTGGAACCGCAACAACGGCGAGATCATCCTCAACAACGGTTCTCGTATAAAACTATTCTCGGCTGACGAACCTGAGCGCTTTCGTGGTCCGCAGCATCACGGGGCTTGGTGCGATGAGTTGGCTTCCTACCGCTACTCAGACTCCTGGGACCAGTTGCAGTTTGGCCTACGCCTGGGAGAACACCCACGGGTGATTGTTACGACCACTCCCAAGCCAACGCCCCTCATTCGGGCCTTAGCGGGCCGCACAGACGGCTCTGTGGTGGTCACACGCGGCTCAACCTTTGATAACGCTGCCAACCTTGCCCCTGCCGCCCTTTTGGAACTCCAAGCCCGCTACAACGGCACACGCCTGGGCCGCCAGGAGTTGTACGGCGAAATCCTTGAGGATGTTGAGGGTGCGCTTTGGACCAAGGGCCTGATCGAGCGCTCGCGGTTGCCCAAGGCTCCACCCTTGGCCCGCATCACCGTTTCCATCGACCCTGCCGTCACCAACACCGATGAAAGCGATGAGACTGGAATTATCGTCTGCGGTTCTGATGCGTCAGGCCACGGTTATGTTTTGGGCGATTACTCATTCCGAGGCTCACCTTTGGATTGGGCCAGCAAAGCGGTGGCAGTCTTTGATGAACACAGGGCCGACAGCATTTTGGTTGAAGTCAACCAAGGCGGCGACATGGTCAGCGCAGTTTTAAAGCAGGTCCGTCATGGTTTGCCGATCCGAGAAGTGCGAGCGCATGTGGGTAAACGGTTAAGAGCCGAACCAGTTGCTGCGATGTACGAACAAGGGCGCATTCACCACATCGGAGAGTTCCCACAACTTGAGGATCAGATGACAATATGGACACCGCAAGATCCAAAGTCTCCTGATCGCATTGACGCTTTGGTTCAGGCCTTTTCTGATTTACTTGGCAAGAGCGGAGTTGCGTCATACTTTGGCGCACTTGCAAACTTCTGCCCTGGTTGCGGATTACCAATGCCGAAGTCAATGTCGCATTGTTCAAAGTGTGGAAGCGCTATGATTACACCCACTCAAGAAGTCAAGGGAGTCTAAATGGCTGTCGCTTATAATGTTGTTATAGATCAAGGCGCAGACTGGTTCTTAAATGTTAACTACGACAACCCTGACGGTACCCCAGTAAACCTTGCAGGATACTCAGGCGCGTTGCAGGTTCGCTCTTTGCCAACATCTCCAACAGCGGTTTTATCTTTAACCTCGGCTGCTGGTGGCGGCATCACAATCACAGCGCAAACAGGCCTGGTTGCTATTCACGCAACCGCCGATCAAACGCGTGCAATTGATGAGGGAACTTATTATTACGACTTAGAAATCACCGATGACTTTACTGGTGTGGTCACACGCTTGATCCAGGGCCAAGCGGTGGTCAGCGCAGAGGTGACCCGATGAGTGATGAAGTAATCGTTGTCGAACCGATCATTCCCGTCATCAATGTCATCAATGAAACCCCAACAATCACCGTCTCAACCCCAGGCCCACAGGGTCCATCGGGTGCAGCGGCTTCTGTTTTCTACACCCATGTGCAAGCCATCGCTGCTTCGGTGTGGACTATCAACCACAACCTGGGCGGCAATCCAACAGCGGTCGTTCTCGACAGCGCTGGAACCCAATGCGAGGGAACTTTCAGTTATCCAAGCCTGAACCAAATGATCATCACCTTCAGCAGCGCCTTTACTGGTACTGCCTACATTATTTAAGGAGGCAAAGTGAGCCGTTTAGCCTTAACCCCAACGAATGTCCCTGCAAGCGCTACCGACATCACGACACCAACGCTTCGCACAGGCGACTTGTATTTTAACACCACCGAAGGCCTAAAGGTTTACAACGGATCGGCCTGGGTTGCAGTTAGCGCTACGATTACAGAAATCGATGCGGGCGTATTTGATAGCATTGCGCCTTACAATGGTGGAAGTCCAACCACATCAGCAACGCAGACATTTATTGGAGGAACCCCATGAGCGTAGTAACGCAAATCCAAGTAAGACGCGGAACTGCTGCGGAGTGGACATCAGCAAACCCTGTCCTTGCGTCAGGTGAGTTGGGATTTGAAACAGACACAGGTTTATTAAAGGGTGGCAACGGCGTAACAAACTGGAACTCTTTACCTTATGTTGGCGCAGGTGACATCACAGGCGTGACAGCGGGAACAGGTCTTTCAGGTGGCGGAACAAGTGGTACCGTGACGGTATCAATTGACACCGCAACTACAGTTGATAAAACAACTGCGCAAACACTCAGCAATAAAACAATGTCAGGCTCAGCAAATACTTTCAGCAACATCGGTAACTCAAGTTTGACCAATTCAAGCATTACGATAAATGGCACCTCGGTTCCATTAGGCGGATCTGTAACGATTGAAGCAAGCAGTTTCGTTCCTTCGTTTATGTTAGGTGGTATGTAATATGTCCCGTAAGTTCCTGGTTGGCATTGATCTCAACAAGAACGAATTGCAGAACGCGGTTGTTCAAAACTTAGGCACAGCACCTTCAACACCGCTTGCTGGTCAGATTTATTTCGACACCGTTGATAACGAGTTGTATTTTTACAACGGCACAGGTTGGGAAAGCACACAAGCCAACGCGCAAGTTACTTATGGAACACTTTCAGGCCGTCCTGCTGCTGGTGAAGCGGGCCGTTTGTACTACGCAACAGATAACTACCTGCTTTATTTTGATGACGGTTCCACCTGGACCCAAATCGACAACTTTGGAACCGTAACTGCTCAAACATCCTACGGAGCATCAAGCGGTAACGGTTCCTCTACAAACTTTGCACGCGCAGACCACACCCACGGAACTCCACCGTTAACAAACACAACACCACAGGCGTTGGCGATTGGAAACACAGGCGCAGTTGGAACTGGATCAGCACCAGCGCGTGAGGACCATGTCCACGAGATGCCTGACTTTGGCAATGTGTCTGCACAGACTTCTTTTGGCGCTGGAAGCAGCAACGGATCATCTGCTGATTTGGCTCGTGCCGATCACACCCACGGCACACCAGTCCACGACAACGCAGCGCACAGCGCAATCAACCTTTCTGCTCTTGCAGCAGCAACCGCCGACATTTCTTTGGGCGGTTACAAGATCACAAATGTGGCAACACCGACTTCATCTACCGATGCAGCCAACAAGGGTTATGTCGATGCAGCAGTTGAAGGTTTAACTTGGAAAGCCGCAGCGAACCTTTTCTCAACTACAAATGTAGCGTTGACAGGTTCAACCAACACTCTCAACATCGACACCTACGGTGCGCTTACTTCCGCAGACAGCGGCTACCGCATCGTGCTTACAGGGCAGACTGATGACACCGAGGACGGTATTTATGTTTACACCGACAACGGAACCTCTTACACCCTTACCCGCGCAGCAGACGGAACGCCTTACACAGAACTTGAGGGCGCAACGATCTACATCTTGGAAGGAACCACAAAGGCTGGAACTTCCTGGACCCAAAGCAACCACTACCTGACTTCTTTTGCAGGTCAGACCTGGGTGCAGTTGGCTGGCCCTGGCGTATTTACTGCGGGCAACGGTATCGACATCACTTCCAATGTGATCAGCGCCGATGCTGGCACAGGTATCACCGTCACAAGCGGCGGCATCAACATCGACACCTCAGTTGTTGTCACAAAGTACGCAGCCAATGTTGGCGATGGCACAAACACCTCTTACACTATTACCCACAACCTTGGAACCAAGGATGTAATCGTTAGCGTTTATGACAACAGCAGCCCTTACGCTGAAGTCATCTGCGATGTTCAACACACCAGCACGACAGCAATCACGCTGTTGTTCTCCGTTGCTCCAACCTCGAACCAATACCGAGTTGTAGTCCACGGCTAGGCAGTTAAGGAGATACACATGGGTCTAAGAGACCGTATCGCAAAGGCACTACTGCAAGGTGAAGCGGAGAAGGCACCAAACCTTCCAGCGGGTACCACAACTTTGACTGAGACTCAGATGCGTCTGAATGCTCTCAATCAACTGGCGCAGAATTATGGAAACTCAACGCCGCTTCCACGCAACCCTTGGCTTGCTGGCGTTCCTTTTGGTCCAGGCACACCGATCACACCAGGTGCAATCAACCCTGTTCGTGAGGATGGCCGTCCTGACCCACGCCGCTACGAATTCCAAGTCGCGCAGAACATCAACATCACCGAAACACGCCTGGTTCCGTTTAAGACCCTGCGTGCTTCGGCAGATCAGATCGACATCTTGCGCCGTTGCATCGAAGTAATCAAAAACAAAGTCACAGGTTTGGATTGGGACATTGTGCTTGGCACAGATGCCTCAGAAAAGATTGCAGCCACATCAGGCGGGGACCATGTTCGCGCTATGGCAAAGGCTCGCGAGAAGTACACCGATGAAATCAACCGTATGCGCACCTTTTGGGAGAACCCTGACCGCGCTAACGGTTTAACTTTTGCAGATTGGCTCATGATCGCCCTTGAGGAGATTTTGGTTATTGATGCCTGGGCCATTTGGCCACAAAAGACCGTAGGCGGCGATTTGTACGGCCTACAAATCTTGGATGGCACAACTATCAAGCCACTCCTTGATGATCGCGGTATGCGCCCGATGCCGCCTAACGCAGCCTTCCAGCAAATCCTGTATGGCTTCCCTCGTGCGGAATTCACCGCAAACGACGATGATCCAAAGGCCGATGGCGAGTTCACAAGCGATGATTTGCAGTACCTCGTTCGCAATCGCCGCTCAATGTCTGCCTATGGCTTCAGCCCAACAGAGCGAGCGCTGCCTCTAGCCGACATTTACCTTCGCCGCCAGCAATGGATCAGAGCCGAATACACAGACGGCGTGTTGCCTGAGTTGATGTTTACAACCGATGACAGTTGGGGAACTAACCCTGATTTGCTTCG